TTCCGAAGTTACGCAGATACTTTTAGACACCGAGATTCCGGAAGATATTATGTATTATCTTGCGAGTAATCCAGAGGAGTCTGAAAGAATATCTAATCTCGACCCGTTGCGGGTTGCTAAGGAAATTGGTAAGATAGAAAACAGTTTAGAAACTGCAGAGAAAAATGAAGTAAAGAAACTTGTTAAAAAGAAAGTTAAAAAACAATCAAAAGCTCCAGCCCCTATTTCATCTGTTCGGACTGATGGTGTCACAGAAAAAGACCCCAACAAAATGTCTCCGAAAGAGTATAGAGAGTGGCGGAGTAAACAATAGGAGAATGAATAATGACAGCTGCAAGTAATACATTACTAACCCCAACTATTATTGCTAAAGAAGCTTTAATGCAGATTAACAATAATCTTGGAATGGCAAAACATGTCTATCGTGCGTATAAGAATGAATTCGCAAAAGTAGGAAACGAAATTACTATACGAAAACCTAACAGATTTAGAGTAACTGAGACACAAGCAAGAGCTGGTGTAGATATGGCAGAAACTTCTACACTTCTTACAGTTAGTACTCAAGCTCATGTATCTTGGGCATTTTCAAGTGTTGAGTTAACTCAAACTATTGACCAGTATAACAAGAGGTATATCACACCTGCAGCAGCAGCGCTTGCGAACTCTGTAGATGCTGCACTTTGTAAAGAATATTCTAATGTACATAATTATGCTGGAACTCCTGGCTCTACTCCAAGTACATTTAAAGTTCTTGGTGATGCTCAAACTATTCTTGATAATGAAGGTGCTCCTCAGGGAAAACGCTATGCCGTATTAAACCCTGATGCTAACTGGGCTATGGCTGATGGTTTGAAAGGTACATTTGCACAGAAAGCTGCAAGTGATATCCATCACAAAGGCTATCTTGGTACTGTTGCAAATCTGGATATTTATATGGATCAGAATATACAGAACCATACTACTGGAGCGTTTACTACAAGCGCAACTCCGTTAATGAATGATGCTGGTATTGCTTCTGGTGATACTACATTTACTACAGATGGTTGGGGAGGTTCTAATACTATTAAAAATGGTGATATTTTTACTATTGCCGCAACTTATCAGGTTAATCCAATGTCTGGTGTAAGTACTGGTGTATTGAAAAACTGGTGTAACAGTGCAGACCAAGTTGATACTAGTGCTGATATGGTTATCACACCGACAGAGACATTGACTTACGGTTCAACTAATGCTTATAGTAATGTTAACGCATTACCTGCGAATAATGCAGCGTTGACCTTTGTCGGAACAGAGTCTACAGCATATCCTCAGAATCTTATATTCTGTCCTGAAGCATTTTGCCTCGTAACACTTCCTCTTGAAATGCCTGCAAATGTTTGGGGTTCAAGGCAGACTGATAAAGATGCTGGTATTTCAATCAGAGTAGTTAAACAGTACGATATTGATACTGATGAAGATATTGTTAGAATGGATATTCTTTATGGAACAAAAACTCTTTACCCTGAGCTTGCAGTAAGGCTTTGGGGATAAGGTAAATGTTTAATGGAGTTTAGGGGTTGACTAAGTCACAAGCCCCTAGACACTATTTTGAAAGCAGGACTTAATAAAAGGAGAAAAGACATGGGTTCAAATTTAAGGTACAGTCCGTTAGAATATAATTCAGCAGATGAAAGATTCGAGCTTGATGGTGAAATTATAGGTTGGAGAGGTGAAATGATACCATCACCTATAATAGCAGCTAATTGTACATATCAGTCAACCATTGAGCGTTCTGCAGATATTATTAAAACAACAATAGTTATTGATTTAGTTGGATTAACTTCGATTACTACAAATGGAGATATTATTGGAGCTGCTGGAGTTTGTCATATTGGACAAATTACTACAGCAAAAAATGGAATTATTGTAGCTGGTCAAGTAGGCTGTGCTGTAGTACCAACTACCGGAGATGATGATATTGATATTTACTCTGCAACTGAAGGTACAGGTGCATATGATGCAGCTATTTCTGGCTTAGCTGAAACAGCATTAGTAACTTCTGGAGGAGCTTATGCGATTGGTACAGTTAAACCATTTACTGCACTTCCAGTAGCCAATTCTTATTTGTATCTTACTACAGGTGATACTACTGCAGGTGCTTATGGTGCAGGTAGAATTATTATTGAAATGTGGGGAACAGTAGCTTAGTTTAAATTATTAAAGGGAGGTGTAAAAACCTCCTAAGGAGATAAATATGAATAAACCTGCAAATAATCAACTTTTAGGAAGAGAAGCAAAAGTTATAAAGATAGAAAAAGAAGAGAAAAAGCAAAGTAAAACACCAGCGTGGTTATATCATAAGACTTGTCGTGCTGGAAAGATACTTTATACTGACGATGAGTATAATGAGTGTATAAAACAGGGATGGGTACGTTCTCCTGTAATGATAGATGAAGTAGAAAAGGTTGAAAAACTTGTAAAGAAAGAAACTAAGAAAGAAGCCAAAAAAGAACCTAAAATTAAAATTAAAGGATAAATAATGTTAGTCTCAGAAATAATAACTTCTTCAATGAGAAAACTTGGATTACTTGCAAGTGGAAAGATTCCGACTGCTGCGGAATATGCTGATGGTCTGGAAGCATTGCAGGTTATGCTAAGAAGTTGGGCAAGTGAAAAGATTAATGTTTTTTCTTCAGTTTCTGAAACACATACTTTAGTTGCTGGAACAAGTTCGTATACTTGGGGAGTTGGGGGAACGATAAGCACACTCCGACCTAATCAAGTCATTGGAGTTTCGATTCTTGATTCAGGTGGAACAACTCATTCAGTGAATATTATTTCTGAAGGAGAGTACAGGGCTATAGGTTCGAAAGCTATATCTGGTAGACCACACGCACTCTTTGCGCAGTACGGGTTTCCCTATGTAACTATATATCTTTACCCTGTTCCTAACGCTGCAGAAACATTAAATCTAGATTCTTTAAAACCTTTTACACAGACTAGTTCATTCGCCGCTACAAGTGATACAATTCAGGTACCAGTGAACTACGAAGAACCACTTATATACAACCTTGCTATAAGGCTTGGATCAGAGTTTGGTAAAGAGATTCCTGTTGGAGTTGCTAAAATAGCAAAAGATTCATTTGATAGAATTACAATTAGAAACGCAGCTAATTATGTTGAACCTATAAAACTAAGTCTACCGGTGAATGCTACTGGTGGATATAGTATAGACAGAGGATAAAGTTATGGAGATCCCTTTTATCGGTGGAGCCTACGAAGGAAGGTCGAAGAATATTAATGCTCAGAAGAGTATAAACCTTTTTCCAGTTTATGAAAAGAATGAGCCGAAAACTCCTATAGCAATGTACGGTACTCCAGGATTAGTACAATTCTCTGCTCCAGCTACTACAGCTATTGTTCGAGGTATTCATGTATTAGGGAGTTATGTTTACGCTGTAGTTGGAGCAGTTGTATACGAGATTGCAAGTAACGGTACTGCAGTAAGTCTTGGAAGTATAACAACTTCTACTGGGCATGTTAATATGGCTGATAATGGGACTCAAATTCTTTTAGTTGATGGAACTATTTACGGTCATATTATTACACTTAATACATTAACTAATATACCTGAAGGTACAGATTTTGTATCAGCAGATGATTGTATTTTCTTTGATGGGTATTTCTTAGCTACAAAAACAGATACAGGAAGATTTGTAATTTCAGATCTTTATGATGGACTTGTCTGGGCTGCGCTCGATTTCGCAACAGCTGAATCTGCGGCAGATAATCTTGTTGGAATTGGAAATACTAAACAAAATGTATGGCTTTTTGGAGCATTAACAACAGAAGTTTACTTTAATTCAGGAAATGCTGACTTTCCGTTTGAGCGTGTACCTGGGGCAATTATTGATACAGGGTGTAATGCACTTGGCTCTATTACAGAAATTACTGGTAAGATATACTGGCTCTCACATAAAAATCAAGTTGTTAGAAGTAAAGGATACGGGAAAGAAGTTGTATCAACTCCTAGTCTTGATTATCAATTCTCAACATATACAGATACAACAGATGTTAATAGTTATACTTATACTCTTGAAGGTAGGTCTTTTTATGTTTTGACTTTTCCAACTGCAGATAAGACTTGGGTTCTTGATGTTGAAAATGGACAATGGCATGAATGGTCAAGTCTTGATGGAACTACTCCTGAAATACATAGAGCAACTTGCGGGACTTTAAATTGTACACTTTTTAATAACAAGGTTCTTGTTGGAGATAGAGCAAACGGGAAGATATACGAACTTGATTTAGATACTTATACAGATAACACAGTCGCAATTAAGAGAACTAGGCGAGCTCAAGTTATAAATAAAGAAAGAGTTAATGTTATACATAATAGAATTGAACTTGAATTTGAAGCTGGTGTTGGGCTGAATGTTGCAGCAGATGCTGATGGTTATGACCCGCAAGTTTATCTTGGTTATTCTGATGATGGAGCGAATACTTTCAGTACAGGAGAAGCAATGTCTATGGGAAAGTATCAAGAATATACTGAAAGACAGATTTGGAGAAGGCTTGGTAAGAGTAGAAATAGAGTATACGAAATGGTAATTACAGAACCTGTAAAGGTTGTTTTAATTAATGCGACTTCAGAACTTGAAGCGTGTAAAGTTTAAAGGGGGATATTGTGGCGACACTAAGTACACTAAGTACACCAATAGCAACTCCTCTTGTTAATGAAGATGGTACTATTAATGCTGTTTGGAATGAGTTTTTTATAAGGTTTATGATTAATGCTGGTATTACAGTTTCTATAGATGATTTAGAAGCTGATGTATCAGATTTAGTAACAGATGTTGAAAATGTGGCAGATGAAATTACTGCTTCAGTAACAATAACAGATAGTGATAATAATATAGCATCAGATACAGCTAAATTATACAACGGGAATAAAACTTCTGATGGAGTAGAGTATACTATAACTACTACAACGGCTAAGTATATACAATATAAATTTGGTATAGAAGACTATGTAGATAGAGTTAGTCTTTGGACAGATGATGCAGATGGGAGAGTTTTTATAGCGTACTCAACTAACGGTACTACATGGAGTTATTTAAGTGCTGAAGCTGACCATACGTTGACTTCAGAAGGAAGACTTGAAACTGCAACAAGTGAAGCTAATGCAACTACTGAATATTGGCAATTAGCTGCTGGAGTAAATTTAGCATTATTTCCTAATAATACAGTTGTAAAGTATGTTAGGCTTTATATGGTTAGTGGAACTTACACAACCACTATTTATGAGTTAATTTTTGCTAGAATGTTAATTGCAGAAATGGCAGCTATTGAGAATATTTATGCTCTTTCGGCAACTTTTGGTCCAATGTCTGGGTATGCTGATATAACTGATAAACCAACAACATTGGCTGGTATTAATTTAACTGAAGGAGATAAACTTACTGGTATTGCTGATGGTGCAGATG